AAAATACTAAATTTTTCTCAAAATATAATATCAAACATTGGGCCAAAATATAGAAAGGAAAAAATATTTGGACCTAAGATAGAAGATGGAGTTGAAGTTGAGGGTCACATAGAGGAGATAGGCACAGAGCTGTACGATATAGAAGACAAGGTAAAAAAAGACTCTTGGATAATGTGTGCTAGAACCAACACCTGGTTGTTTCATTACAAAAAAATGTTGATGGAAAGAAATTTACTTTGGAAAACTAAAGCTAAATCTGGATCGGCTAATTCTTATAATTATTCTATTAAGAATAGTGTTAGAGATATTTTAAATTTGTGGCACAAATTAGTTAAAAGAGAGAAGTTAGAAGGAAGACAAATATGTAAATTAATTCAAAAAATTAAAGCAGAGCATCTTAATGTTTACAAAGTACAACATCAACCCGATAAGAGTAATTTGTTTGTAAGTGATAATTATTATGATTATCAAGACATGTTAGATAAAAAAGTATTTAAAGAATCTTTTTCTATAGATAATGAATGGTATGACTATATAAGGTTTAGTGTTGATAACGTTCAAAATCAATCTTTTATGAATGGTGGGCAAGAATTTAAATTATTTTTAGATGCTGATGAGGCGCATGACTACATAGTAAACGTTTATAAAAAAGATAAAACTTTATTGGATACTAAAATTTTAATTGGATCCATACATTCAGTTAAAGGTTTAGAGGCAACTAATGTTGTAGTGTGTGATGTTTGGACTTATCCTTGTTGTCAAAATTATAAAGAAAAAACAATTAAACATAGACATGAGGAGATACGCTGTGCTTACGTAGCTGTAACTAGGTCAACAGAAAATTTATTTATGTACAGACCAATACCAAGAAAAAAAATAGGGGAGCAATCTTTTGAAATGTTAGATAGATATTTTTATGGTGCTTCTGACCAGGAGGATTATTTTAATGAGTGAAGAAGAATTACATAAATTTATTGAGAGACAAGAAAAAGAAATTTGGAAAGATAATTTTCCAGAGTACGAAAAGGAGAACACAAATGAGTAAAGTATGGGACAAGCAGCACGGCGGGAGTCACTATCAAAAATATAAAATTCAACCAAGTAAGTTTGTAGTAGAGAATAAGTTGCTATATCCTGAAGGTTGTGCTATTAAATACATAATACGTCATCAAGACAAAAATGGGAAAGAAGATATTTTGAAAGCAATACACTTTTTAGAAATGATAATTGAAAGAGATTATCCTACGATAGAAAAACCAAAAGAAAATTTACCGAAAGAAAAACCTAATTCATGGGGGATAAAATAATGCAAAAACCTTTGTTTACAACACCTACGGAATGGGTTCAACCAAGCTCATTTCCTGATTTATCTAAATACGATGAGATTGCAATAGACTTAGAAACAAAAGATCCAGAGCTTAAAAAAATGGGCCCAGGTATGTTTAGAGAAGTTGGTAATATTGTAGGCTTTGCAGTCGCTGTAGAGAATTGGTCTGGATACTTTCCTATTAGACATGAGGGTGGCGGTAATATGGACATTAGAATGGTTCTAAACTGGATAAAAGAAGTTTTAAACACACCAGCTACTAAAATTTTTCATAACGCTATGTACGATGTGTGCTGGTTAAAATCCGAGGGTTTAAATATCAATGGTAAGATAGTTGATACTATGATTGCAACATCTTTAATAGACGAAAATAGAATGAGATATGATCTTAATAGTGTAGCAAAACAATACACAGGTTTATCTAAAAATGAATCATCACTCACAGAAGCTGCACAAGCATGGGGAATAGATCCAAAAGCTGAAATGTATAAACTGCCTGCCATGTATGTAGGTGAGTATGCAGAGAAAGATGCGGAGATAACTTTAGCTCTTTGGCAAGAACTTAAAAAAGAAATTAATCATCAGGATTTAAATTCTATATTTGATTTAGAAACTGATTTGTTTCCTTGTTTAGTAGAGATGAAAGCAAAAGGTGTAAGGGTAGATTTAGATCATGCAAAAACGGTTGAAAAAAATTTAATAAGGACAGAAAATAATATGCTGCAAAGTATCAAAGATGAGGTAGGTTTTATTCCTGATTTATGGGCAGCAAGGTCAATAGCAAAAGTATTTGATCATTTAAAACTAGACTATCCAAGAACAGAAAAAACTAAAGCTCCTAGCTTTACAAAAAATTTTTTAAAAAACCACAACAACTTTATCATAAATTTAATTAATAATGCAAGACAAGCAAACAAAGCTAGAACTACTTTCATGGAATCTATATTTAGATACGTTCACAAAGGTAGAATACATGCTGATATTAATCAATTACGATCAGAGTTTGGTGGAACAATAACAGGTAGATTCTCTATGACTCATCCTAACTTACAACAAATACCTAAATCAGGAACAGACATGGGTAATCAACTTAGAACTATATTTGTGCCCGAGGAGGGCCATACGTGGGGTTGTTTTGACTATTCTCAACAAGAGCCTAGGTTGGTAGTGCATTATGCTTGTTTAACGGAGTTGCCGGGTTCTGAAGAATTTAAAGAAAAATACGAAAATGATTTTAGCACAGACTTTCATAAAATAGTATCTGAAATGGCAGATATACCTAGAGACCAAGCAAAGACCATAAATCTAGGAAAGTTTTATGGGATGGGTAAAAATAAATTAAAAGGGGAGTTGGGCGTTCCGGATGAAGAGGCTAGTAGAATTATTAGGCAGTATGATTCCCGTGTTCCATTTGTTAAACAATTAATGAATCACGCATCAGACAGAGCAGAAAGGAGAGGTCAAATACGAACTCTGTTGGGTAGACTATGTCACTTTCATCTTTGGGAACCAAGTCAATTTGGTGTGCATAAACCATTATCACATGAAGCAGCACTCCAGGAACACGGACCAGGGATCAAAAGAGCTTTTACATATAAGGCTCTAAATAAACTAATACAGGGTTCGGCCGCTGACATGATTAAAAAAGCCATGTTAGATTTGTACAAAGAAAAAATTATACCTTTGATTCAAATACACGATGAGTTAAATATATCTATTAAAGACAAGGCTGAGTCAGATAAAGTCATTGAGATTATGGAAAATGCTGTTAGTTTGGAAGTACCTAACAAAGTGGACTATGAAAAAGGAAAACATTGGGGTGAAATAGAAGGATGATTTATGGCATACTTAAATGCGAATATACCTGTGGAATATGCACAGATAAGAAGGGAGTATTTATATGATCTTAAAAAACATCATGGCGAAGTTGAGGACTGTATTATATTTGGCGTTACAGCGATTACAGGAAAAGCGCTCTTATTCCATGCCATCATGGAGAACGGTGCTATCTTTTATCGTTTACCAATATCGGCTTTTATTCAACGTGGTTATAAACCGGAAGCTGTTCCACGTAAAAGACTTGATGAACTTCAACTTTGGAATTGTTTTTCTTATTACCCTGCTGTTACTACTTGGGATATTCTAGCATCACAATCAGGTAAATACATAGGCAAAGATAAAAAATGGCACTATGGACGTTATTTATTTACTGTTGATTTTGCACATCCAGAGAGTAATATAGTAGATACTGATCATTCTGAGATCCCGCACGAACATAAGTGCGCTCACATACTTGCGTTAAACAACGGCAATTATGCAGCACAACCCAACAATAGATTAATTTGGGATATACCTTCTTTCACAGTTAAGGACCAAGTCCCTGACTGGAAAGTACAAACTAACTATTGGAATGTAGAAGACACGCAACAGTGGCGAACAGAAGACACTGATAACTTCTTCTACGAAATAGAGGAGAAAAAAAATGATTAAAAAAATTAAAGAAAAAATAAAAGCTATGTGGAAGTGGTACGTATCATGGCTTTTTGATTGGAGAAAATGAGTAAAAAACCATTAACCATATCGGAGTCGGCAGCCGTTCAAATGCCAATGAAGACGGTTGCCTCTCTGATTATAATCGTTGCCCTCGGCACCATGGGCTATTTTCAAATGGTTGAACGTTTAAACATTGCAGACACTAAAATACAAATAATGGAAAAAGATTTACAAGAAAACACAGAGTTTAGAATAAAATGGCCACGTGGACAACTAGGTTCATTGCCCGCTGATTCTGAGCAATTCATGATGCTGGAGGATATTTATAAAAATTTAGATCGTATAAATAAACACCTTGAATCAATGGCTTTGAATAAAGTAAACATAGAATTTTTACGAGGACAAATGGATAAAGCTTTAGAAGATATTGAAAAACTAAAAGATGCAAACCGTGAAATGAGATATACAAATGGCAGCCAAAACTAAAAATAAATTAACAAGATTTGAATGGGTAAAAAAGAATATAGTAATTGTACCTGTAGTAGCTGCAATACTA